GTAAAGGTACAAGTCCACTGATTTTGCCAAAACCCTTTTTGATATCTTTTTTTCCAACTTCAAAAAATGGGCGCAAAAAAACCCGGAAGCCGTTGAAACTTCTGGGTTTTTCGCGTAGATATCTTTTTTGGTTCTACTAGATGGTGGACAGTACAGGACTCGAACCTGTGACCCCATGCACGTCAAATATAGTGCGTTGATAACACAGAATATTTATCGCAAGTTGTAACATGTTTTAGCGCAATATTATTTTAATTTCAAAACTATATGGCATCATAACATGTTAGAAACCGTTTAGGTTACTAACAAACAACTAGCAGTCTAGTCATCAGTTGTGCCCTCTCAGCACGACCCCATGATAATACCCAGCCATTTTTTCTTCCGCTCCTCCGGCGTCCTTATCCATCAAGAACGCTTTTGCAAGGTCGGCATAGAATTCTGGCCGGTCCAGGCCGTATTTCGCCGCCACGGAATAATAATCCGAGTACATCATGTTCATTGCCGCCCACCAGATGCAGGACTTCTCATGGACGCCTGCGACGTTGGCCACAGCGTCCGTCTGGCCCATCGTCCAGTGTGCACCGGTCGTGCCGTCCTCGTTCTCCATGTGCGATACCCACTTTTCAGCGTCCTCGCGGGTGAATTCTGTGTCCTCTCCATCCTCGTGACTCCCCATCTTGTGCAGCGCACAAATGGCATCCGCGTACACCGTGACTTCTTCCGCGCGCCCCAGCGTCGCCGGGCGCTCCATGATCTCATGCAGCTGCCGTTTCAGTTCTTCGATATAATGCTTCATTTTACGCCTCCTGAATGTATTTGTATAGACTGTCGAGGTCGTCCGCAGCAAAAGTTAGCTTGCCGATAAACGGAATCTTTATCGGGAGTTTTCGCCCATCGAGCCGTGGCCTTGCCTTATTATAGAGTCTGTCAATATCAACATCTCCGTGCTCATCCATAATCCGCATCGCTTTGATCCAAGGGTTATCTTTCAGCACAAGCAGTTGCTCTTTGCTGCCGTCTGCCAGCAAAGACAGCCCAACGCCTGCCACAAACGACCGCACCTCGTCCATATGTGGAGATGCTACCGTATCAAAAAAACGCAAAATTCCGCGCATGGCCTGATCTATTGTCACCATATTGGTTTACCTCCATTTTAAGGTGGGGCGGCTATTGCCGCCCCTTGCGTTTACTTGTTGCAGCAGCCGCACTTTGGAAGCGGATTGTAGAGCGTCTGCGCCGTCGTTGCGGTGCCGGTGGTGATGTCGGCGACCTGCTTGGGGTAAAAGGTTGCGTTGGCATACGTTACGATGCTGTTGTCACCGCAGCAGCGCCGCTCGGCCTCCATCTCGATCTCGCGGTGAAGTTCGGACTTGACCGATGCGATGTCCTGGCGGGCCAGCACGAAGCTGTCCTCAGTGCGCTGGTTGTGGACTGCCTGATCGCAGATCGACTTGCGGATGTCCTTCAGCTGTCCGTCGATATAGGCGTACATCTCCAGCGACTTTTGATCGTTGTAGGTGTTGGCCTTGAGCATCGCGATCTCGCTGTCCTTCGCGGCCAGCTTCTGCTCCCGGTCGAGCTCGTAGCGTGTGACCGGCATATTCTCGCTGCACCCCGCAGCCACCGCAGCCGGATTTACACCCCATCCGTTCCAGCCTCCGCCGAGCAGATTGCCGAGCAGTCCAAGACCGACGCCCGCCGTGCCGATGATACCAGTGGTAAGGGCCGCATTGGCCTTGCCGTTGCTTGCGTATTCCATGTAAAAAATCCCTCCAAAAAATGTAGTGAACTGGCCAGTTCCTACGTTCAGTATGAGGGATTTCAAATTTCTAAGGGACGCACGAAGGTAGCATGAGTGATGCATTTATGCAGCATTTCTGACGCAAATAGAAAAAGCCCGTGCAGCGGTGAACTGCATGGGCTATGTAAACACTATTAGTCTTTTTGCGGCGGAAGTCTTGTAATAAACAATTTGTTAGAATCGTCATCAAAATTGTTCTGGCACTTTCCGCTTATCGCGTCATGATATATCCTATTTGCGATTATATCCGCAGCCCTTACCAAGATTACGCTTGCGGAATTACAAAACTCTAACGAAACTGTTTGCACTTCCGGGAAAAGAGGTGGAAAAAATCTTGAATAATCTCGTGCGAACATCCCCCTCTTGAATTCCTCTTCGAGTGATTCTCTTAATTCATAAAATCCGTTTGTAGATGTCGAATGTTCATCGGCAAAGAAATACATATTTTCCACAGTTCCTTGCTCGATTCGATTTCTTCTAATCAGTTCTTCAAGCAGTCGCTTCACGCCGATCTTGAATACATAATCAAGATAGCGTTGCTTCGACTTCTTGTCTTTCATAATTTCGTCCTGAACAGTCTGCTGATCGACTACCACACCGAACTTATAAAACTTGTTCAGAGATCGGTACAATTTCCGTTTTTCGTTGGCCTCAACCGTGGACGCCTTTATTTCCATGTCCCAATACCCGCCATGTTTTCTGACACAGCGTTCTGCTGCATGGTATTTTCTCGATGCGATGTCCTTTTCATCTTTCGACAAAAACACCAGTCCACCAAACGCGAATATTTCATTGTGTGCTTTATCTAAGACACCTGATTCATCCGAGTAGACGAATATATTCATAATTCGACACCTCATGCAAAAAAAGCCGCCCGAAGGCGGCTTCCCCGTGGCCGACGATATTACATATCGCTTAAACGTCAATTCGGTTACACGGGTATACAGTGCATCTCTGCCTGCACCATCAATATATACTTCATATTACGAAATGTCAATATATTCAGAAAAATTTAATAAAATGTTCTTGCTTTCTTAACACAACATGAGGAAAGCCCCCGACAGGATCACTCCTGCCGGGGGCTTTTGTACCGTCACAATATCTTGTATCTGTTACTCGTTTATCATTTGCAGCTTTGCTGCCGTGTGCCGCGCTCGTGCGTAGATCTGCGGCAGTCTGCGGGTGATCGTGCTCCGCGCCATGTCCAGCTCCACCGCGACGTCGATCTGCGGCGTCTTGCTCACGACATAGCGCCGGACGATCTCCGCGTCCTGCTCACTGTAGCCTGCCTGAGATATGATCTGCTCCCACTCGCCTTGCAGCAGGCCGTCCAAGTCATCCGGAATCCGCACCCTCGCGCTGATCGTCACCACCTCCAATCCGGGTGGCGCGGCACGCTGGGCTTTACTGCTTATGATTCAGAATGGGAATGTTCCCCTTATTCGACACATCCAGATCGAGCGCCTTTGCGATGTCCCGAATTTTGATATAATTCGTGCCGCCCTTCAAAATCCGTTCGACCTCGATCTCTTTTCCGTCAATGATCATCTTGCATTTACTCACCATTTCGATTCTCTCCTTTACCATGTTCCTGAATCTGACAATGCCCTGCGGATCGTCCACCCAGTATTTCGGGCAGAGCTTCCCGGTCACGTCGTAGTGCCGGATGATATGATCAACCGGGATGTTATACTTTTCGCAGAGCATCGCGGCCAGATCGGCCGCATTGTCAATCGTCTTGGCCGTTGCCATGACCTTCCCGTCGCGCTTCGCATCGCACATCTCGATCCCGATGGAATTGTAGTTCCGGCAGAATGGGTGCGTGTAGTGATACGCGCCGCAGTGGAAGGCTACATAGTCCTCCGGCACGGAGATCGTGATGGAATCATCATCTACGAAAAAGTGGGCGCTTGCCACAGGATTGAGCGGCTTCTGGAAGTACTTGCCGTTGCTGGTGTCAGAATCCCCGTCGTTGGCCGTGTAGTGCATGACCAGCCACTCAATGGGCCCGCCGCGTTTCGTGCCGTAGTTGGCCCGATGGGCCAGCATCGTTTTAATTGGTACCATCACTATCACCCTTCGCATCCATCGCGTCCTGCGCCTTCTGGCTCTGCGTGCCGAAATAGAACGTGATGACCATCAGGAAGATCGTCAAGAAGTCTTTCCCTGTGATATCACCCCGCAGCGCCAGCACCGTGAACACCACCGTCAGCAGCAGCGTCACCAGCGACTTCACGCTCAGCAGATTCGAAAGCCGTTTCATGATCTTTTCCATGTTATGTACTCCTTTCACGCTTCTACGATGTTGATACCGTACTGCTCCGCGCAGATATGCTCAATCTTGCAGCCGCGGGCGTTCTTCCACCCGGGGGCAAAGTACGCAACGTCAGCCGCCGCCAGCAGCTCCAAAGACCGACCGAGACACCAGAGCGCCGTGTTCTGCACGTCCGGGTGCGTCTCGAAATATGTATCAATAACTTCTATCTCATCCCCGACAATCTCCCTCGCGCACCGGAGCGCATCTTTGCGATCTGCAAGTATTTCTTCTTTGCTCTTGCCCTTCATGGGCTGAGAGATAAACAGTTTTTTCATAAGTAACTCCTTTCAGTCCTTGAGCACGATTTCCAAAAACCGTGCCTTTTCCTCTGCCGTATACGTTTCCGGCAGGCTCTTGATGTACTTGATTGCGTATTTGCTGCGGTTCTCGTTCTTGGCTTTCCAGAGGTAAAACATCCCAATCGCCGTCGCAAATCCGATGACTGCAAGCGTGACCTCCACACTCAGCACGCCGAGCACATTCAGGATAATGCAAACGACGCTTGCTGCCGCGCTGCCAATCAGCAGCTTCTTCGACGTCTCCATCACACTATCCCCGCATGAAGCGCGAAGCCGACCAGCGCCCCAACAATGGCCGTCACGACCGCCTTGACCAGCGCCTCCCATTTTCCGCCCGGAATGGCCTTGAGGCTCTTGACGTCGTCCTTGATCTCGCTGATATTGGCCTCAATCGTCTCCTGCTTCGTTGCCAGCACCTCAACCGACGTCGCCAGCGTGTGCAGCGCCCGGTTGTCCTCCTCTAGGTCGTTGATGCGGTGCGTGTTGCTCTTGCTGCGGGCCTCGATTTCGGCGATCTTTGCCTGAATTCCATCGTCCATCTCTTACTTCCTTTCCCGGTATTTTTATGTCTGTTCCTGCCAACCAGCCGGATATGCTGTGGGTGAATACACGTTCGCGTCAATCAGGCTAATATAATGCTTGCCCTCAAACGTAATCTTGTCGCCCTTTTTGTACGCATCGTGCGCACCAGTAGGCTGCACGAATTCAGGCCATTCGTCCAGTGAAACCACAACAAACAGTGCCGGAGTCTTGTCCGGCGTCCAGTCAGCCTGTGACGTGTGCGCTTGCACCACACGGTAAAGCGTCCCTCCATACTGGATGCGCTCGTCCACGGTGTAGGCCACGCCCGCAGCCCACGCTGGGAACAGCTCTACGGATTCCAGCGCGTCCGCGTCCGTCAGCGAGACCGCAGCTTTCTCAATGTAAGGTCGAAGTTGCCGCGCCCGTTCTGTGTAGTTCATCATTCCGCCTCCCCAAGTAAAATTTTCGCCGCTGTTTCTGCATCCGTCAGCGGCATTGCCGCACCCATCTCTTCATAGCTGCCCTCCGGTTCTGTGCCTTTCAGCAACTTTCCTGCAAGCCGGAACACCGTATCAGACAGTGCCTGATATTCCTTCCCGTCCTCGTCGGTCAGCGTCACGGCCATCTTCGCACAAAAGCCCTCGGCCTGATCTTCCTTGCACGGTACATAACAACCGTTACTGTGCAGTCGGATGAACACGATACTGTCCGCATACCCGGCAAATGCGCCGTCTTTTTTTACTGCATACATGGCATCACCCCGAATTTCTCAAAATAGATCTGTTTCAACCGTTCCGTGCTGGCCGTTCTCAACCGGTTCTTCCAATAGCCGTTATCTTGCCCCGGCCACAGCTCATCTACAAAGTCCTTACCACATCCGTGCTTTGCATACCATCGATAAAGATTTTCTAGCATATCCTGCCGGTATTTTCCCTCATCGGTCAGTGGCCGGAAGTGCTCCCAGCCGTTTTCGCTCGTCACGCAGCAGACCGGCTTGCCGTCCAGATAGAGGAACCCACCTTGTTCCTGCAAAATTGTACCAAACGGGATGTTGATTTCTCCTGAAATGCTTTTGCCTTTGAATCGCTTATATGTGATAAAGTCCATAGTTCCTCCCTATACACAAAAGCCGGGAGCAAAGCCCCATGAGCAGTCAACTTTGTAATTGAGGCATGTGCCGTTACTCATCACAGCCAGGAAACTTTCGTATGAGTTGGAAGACGGAGAGCGGAGCCACCACCAAACGGCTGCACTCATTTCGTTGTACTTGTACTTAATTTTGCTATTTCCCGCGCTGTAATACGAATACTGTGCCTGTTTGTCTCTTTCATATCCATTGCTGGTGGTAATTGACCCGGAAACCTCAAATTCTGATAGGAGGAAAAAGTAATCCGTCGTTGCCGTTATCGCACTGGCTACACTACCGGAGCCTCCACCATTATTATCCGTATACTTTGTCACAGATTTCAGCACACTCCGAAGCGCCGATGGAATAACTGCGATAATCGTTCCGGAATAGTTTGAGAGGTTTGTCCCACAAATTTCTGTGCGCATGTGAGACGATGCCCAGCCACCATAGCTCATTCCTTTGTGATCTATTTCGAATCCGTTGATTGAATCGATAGTACTATAATAGCCGTCACAGAGGGCAACATCCGTTCCACCGGACAGGGCGGTTTTGCCCAGCTGGAAATGGATGCGGTTTTGGCCTTCAAGCTCGGCATTGTGATTAAAGCCAATGATAAATGCGTATGTTGTGTAATTCGAAAGCGAGAGTTGTCCGACCGTGCCGTTCAGTGTGACCGCCTTGCGGTCGCCAATGCTCCAATAGTTCGCACCGTCACCTTTGTCAGATACCTCTCTAATTTTCGTCCAATCGTTGTCATTCAACGTAGGTGACACAAAAGCAAGGGTCACATCATAACTGTCCGTAAAAGTGACGCTTTTCGTATTGGACGTTTCCCCACCCAGCGTAGCCTTGACGCTCCATGTGCCAGCCTCCGGAACAGTCAGCGTACACGTTCCATTGACGGATGTGCCGCTCACGGTATTGCTCCCCTTTGTCGCCGTCACCGCTGCCCCAGAGGTAACGCTTACCACAATTTTCAGCTCTGTACCGGTCTGAATGGCCTGAATGGCTGTCACAAATCCGTCCGGGTATACAAGCGAATCTGATGTGCCGCCTTTTTCCCGGATAGCCGATGCAACCTTTGTCAGGTCGGTTGTGTTTGTCAAAAGCTCCGCCATCAGAAGCTACCTCCATTCGCGTTTGCGATCTCTACAGCCGCCCATGCGCCGGACACAACACGTAGGAATTTTCCATTGTCAGCGGTGGTGACATTCGGTAGCTCTTTTGGTGGATAAGGAATATTGGTTAGTTTTGATCCATCACCAATAAATTTTTTAGCAGTTACATTAGCTGGGAACGTTGCATTTTGTTGATAATCATACGAATACAGATGCCCCGTAGCTGATAGCTTGCTTGGATTAACATAATTAGTAATCCCATTTAATATTAGATTTTGAACGTATGGTCTACCTTGATAACTACTAGCAGTACTGGTTGAAAAAGTAAACCGTAATACTCCAACATTAGAAGTCTGGTTTAGTGAATACGCCCCCAAATTATTCGAATAAGGTATCGAGTTCCATCCACTATTCCCAGAAACATTATAGGTACCTACAACAGTAAATGTTTCTTGGTCACCAATAGTGGCCGACTCTATTTTAACAAAATCATTGGTGCTACCACTTGTTGCAAATTCAATCAATATCTTTCTTAGGGATGTATATACGCCACAAGTCCAAGCATTAACAGTTATGCGCAACATATCATCCGCAGTTACTATTTGAGAAGATTCTGTTTTTTTGCCATAATACAATCCAACAGTAGAAATGCCAGATATGAGCTTAATTTTGGTTTCCTCTGTAGCGTCATAATTTACCCATGTTGCCCCGCCATCATTTGTATATTCAACGGTGATTCCTTGCGATTTACATAACGCAAATTTATTGCCTCCAATGACTGATACCATTGCCGCATCCGTTGGAGATACTTCACCACTAAGATTTTTGCCACCCCATAACATATCATTATCATGAACAGTCTGCTTCGGATGCACATGATCCCCTCTGGCATACGCGCTTTCCGAACCAGCCGACGCCGTCCCCGGCGCCTTCGGGGTGGTGTTGGAGGCTGGAGCCACGGCCACGGCTCCATCAATCTGATCCCCGGCGGCATTGTGCGCCGTTGCACCTTCCAACAGGGTTTCCGGGGTAACGCTGTCTCCCGTCAGGTCGACCAGCGTATTCCCCGCGAAATCGACTTTACTGACGCCCATATCAAACCTCCGCGGCCTTGCCGATGGTGACGGTCTTACCGCCAGCGGAATTGTCCGCCTCGTTATAATAGATGGCGTTGACGACCACCTGAGACAGATAATCATAACCCTCATCCGGGATGACAGTCTGCGACGTGGTCAGCGGATCGACCGTCTTGGTCTGGACGGTGATGGCCTCACCGCCGTAGGTGCCCTCGACGCCGAGGATGGTCACGCCCTTTTTGATGTTGGCCGCAATGATCTTCGCGGCCTCGTCGGGGTCGATGACGCACTTGCCGGAGCCGTCGTGATAGCCCAGCGGGACGATATACTCGCCATTGACCGTGCTGATCTTCGCGGCGACTGCGCCGTTGTTCGGCATCTCGCCGGTGATCATTGTGCCGCGCGCGCCTGCCGTCTTGCCGATGAGAATTTCCGACGCCTTGACCGTTGCGCCCGAGGTGTCGAGATCAAACGTGCAGGAGCCTGTGTGGATCTCGCCGTCCGGGCCGTGGAACTTGTAGCCGAGAAGGACTTTGCCGTCCGCGATGGTGTCGGCAGTCAGGTCGATCAGGACCTTGCCGCCGTAGATGATCTTGCTTTTACCCATTTTTATACCTCCGATGCAATATAAACTGTGTTCCCAGTGGGATTGGATGTTTCGTAATACGGAATCTTGGTGACGGTCACGTCCTTGTTGAGCGTCTTTCCGGCGGTCTCAAGGACAGTCGGCGCGTTGGCCTTTGGGATGACCGTGTATTCGCCCTCATAAGGCTCTCCGCCGCCCGTGTGGACAATTTTGACGTTATCGATTGCAAATACAATGCTCGGCTTCCCGCCAATGTCAAAGTGGATCATCACAGCACCACCTTACTGATGGAATCGCTTACGCGGATGCCCTCAATGCTGGTGCCGATGACCACCGGCTCCGCGCCGGTAAACTTGACGCGGATCTGCACGGCCTGAGAGGCGGATTTGAACTGGAAAGTTTCCTCCTGCGTCAGAGGGAACAGGAAGTTTCCGTCTGAGTCCGTCGAGACCTCGCCGGGATAGATTTTGCGCAGCTTGCCGACGATGAACTCGATCATCTCAATCTTGGATAGGTCGAGCGGCGCGCCGTCCTGCGTCCCAGTAAATACAATGGCGTACTGGTCGCCCTGCATGATTTTTAGGCTCATTCTTCCGCCTCCAATTCGATTAGGCCTCTCAGGAGGCACAAGTCCTGATAACTGAGCTTCACATTCTCATCAACGGGGATCTTGACAGGCTCCATCTCGTCCGCGACCTCAACGTCGATGACTTCCTGCATCTTCTTCCGGTACTCGTCGATTTTGTCATCATCGACGCGCCATCCCGTATCGATCTCGTGGCCCATCGACTTCACAAGATGGGCCTGACGCTCGTTGTAAAACGTCAGAACATGGTCGAGCGAGTCCATGAGCTTGCTGACCTTGTAAAGCGTTCTCGGCCTCATGTCTGCCGCCGCGACCTTCCGCAACGCTGGCATAGCCGAAACGATATTCCCGATTTTCATATTCCACCTCCTATGGGCGCAGATATTGGATTATCTTATTGATGGCGCTTTTCATGCTATATTCGTGGTTCGCGAATTTTGTGGCTCGAATCGCCTCACCTTTTTTGGGCTTGACGTTTTGATCGTATGGCTCTGCTCCATCCAGCCCAAGTACACACAGCAACGTGCGCCAAAGATTGCTCCACAAAAGACTGATATCTCTATAAGTTATCACATCGCCTGTGGAAACATCAGGGAGCGTACTACTCGACCACCATATCCTTCCCAAATCGCCATTAAGCAAATCTACAACTTTTTTTATTGCGCTCGCTTTCAAATTTGATGGAAGTTCGCCTTCCTTTATCTTTGCTGCATCATCGTCTGTCCAGCTAAAATCAGCGACATATTTCCTGTTCACAAAATACAATGTAATTTTCCCACCGTCAGGGAAAGCGAATGTATCTGGGCCAAAGTGAGTCCACGGAATGCCGGATATTGTTGCTCTGCAATTTCGCAACGCATACGTTGTCCCATACGTTTTATAGGCCAGTGTTTCAGCGGGAACAATACTAGAACCCGATATTTCCTCTGTCAGCGTGTGAGTTTCGCTCCGCAGATATTTGTTTGTGTCGTTATCGTATATGTAAATCCAGACAGTCTCTTCTAATGTAGCCATAAGATCACCCAAATACAGCCACGCCGATGGGACTGTTTACACCATTTACTGTTTTGAATACGCCAGAGTCCGTAACATATAGCGAATTCTGCCCAGCCGTCATACGGACGCCCTTCTCTGTAACGATAATGTAATGGCCACCGAGGTCTAAGTTTGTACGTCCACCATAGGCCATAACGATACCGTTCGTAGAAGAAACGCCATTGTTGCCGCTGCCCATGCCGATATAGCCGTAATCCGTTTGGCCTGTTGAATCCATCACATGGAAATAGCCGCCTCTCAAGCCAATCTCGTTCGCTTCAATGTAGGGAGATTGCACCTTCGTGAAATCAATATAGGTCGCCTGAATGTACTCCGGGACGTTGCTACTCTCGATTTTGGTCTGTAAGTCCGCGCTTAGATCGCCAAACGTAATCGCGCCGGTCAGGTTGAGATTGTCCGCCGTGATCGTGCCGACCTTTACCAATCCGGTAATCGAGACGCCATCTTTTGAGAGCGTGATGTTTGCGCCGTTTTCAGCGGTCGTGTAAGATAGCGTCAGCCCGTTCAGATTGATGTCAACAAGGGCCTGTGCCTCGTCTCCATCGATCTTTCCTGAGACTTCAAGCGCGATCTGCTCCGTGCTCTTGCGGATCTCAGAGAAAGATCTCGCGTTTATCCGCTCTTCCCTCGTCCGCGCTTGATACGGATATTCGTGATCGATCTCCGTTTCGATTGGAGCCTCAATATCTGCGCTCATAGAGACGCCCACTGTAAAGGCCGCAGAGGCCATAATAGAGGCGTTTCCATTGGGCTTGACGCTGTCCCCCAATTCAAGTGCTGGGTTGAAGAACGCCGTTCCAGCACTGTACGGAAGGTATTTTACGCCGTTCAGAACGCCACGGACGTAATTACAAATCTCCTTTGTGGCGTAAATGCAATCTGCTTGGATCTCGTATCCACTATCCCCAGCGGAATACTGGGTGTTCGAATCCGGGTAGAGCGTTACCTTGCCGATGGTGACTGTATCTCCGAGAATGTCGCAGCTCATAACCGGAACGTCATCCGAGGTTGACGGAGAGGATAAACGAACAAGCCGGAGCTTATTGTTTTCCGTAATGACGAAGTTACCGCCAGACGCCGCCGCAATGCCGCAGAGCACTTCGCGCATCGTGTAGACCTCTGTCGGAGAATCCACCGTGTAGGGCGCGATCTGGCTTCTGGAATCCAACTCGACGCCCATCTTTCCGCAGATATAATTCACCGCAGCCGACATCGCCATCGGATATGTTCCGGAGTTGTCGATGTAATCCTGCTCGGCTTTCAGCATCGCGTCGTATGCCGTAATGGTCATCCATCCATAAGCATCCGTGGAGCGCGTATCGATGTAGAACGTGCCGAACGGGAGCCAGTCTGTGGCCACATCACCGTAATCCTTCAGCCGGATATAGCACTTGATCTCCGCTGCCGTTGGGATCGTACCGTTTGGTTCGAAGACCATATCCAGCATCGCCGAAGTAGCCTGTCCGATGGTCAGCTTATCCATCATGGATTTGGTGATCCGCGCAGATTTGATCTCGCCGTATGTATAGGTTTTTCCGTTTATGACCGCCTTGAAGTCAACCTGATAGTCGCCCGCAAGGATGTCATTCCATTTTGCCGGAACTGTCTGCATTACATCACCTACTGTTCAATGAGATTGAATGTCGTACCAGTCCAATACGTTTCTCCGCCCATGACGATCTGCGTCGTGCTCTCCACGGACGAGCCGTAAAACTTCTTCGTCACGACCCCGTCGATGGGGTCAAGATATGTGACGGAAATAAAAGACGGCTTCAACGCAGCGTTCAGCTCCATGAGCTTTTGCGTTGTCAGCCGTTTTGTCGTGATTGAGAGCTTCGCTTTGATTGCAATTCGCGTCCGGTGCATAATGCCGTCGAGCGTTCGCCCGGTCTGGTCGCTGTCTAGGTCGTTTCTTGACCACCTTAAAGAACCTTCCGGGAGAATGTCGGTAAAGTCCTTCCCGTCAATTTTGAATACTGCTACCATGCGTCACCTCACTGTCAGCGGCGTCCCGGACGCTCTGGACGCATTGGAAAGGCTTCTCTGCGTGACCTTCGCGAACTGGACACTATCGACCATCATAACCTTGCCCTCACGAATCGCCGAGAGAATTTCATGGAGAAGGTCATTGCTGGCGCTCGTCTGCGTTTCCTCCCTGACGATCTGACGGATCAGGTTTTCCGGTGCTTCAATGTTGTTCCCACTCGTCTGATCTCCCAGAACGGCCATAAATTCCCGGTTCGGCGGGATGACCGCGCCCTGTGCAAGAGCCGGGACGCGCAAACTCGAAGATTTCGCACTAACTCCTCCGCCGCCAAATCCAGAACCAGGTTTTGAGATCGCAGAAGTTTTTCCTCTATTTGCGTAAAATCCGCCGCGCGTTGGAACTCTGTCTGTTGTGATGTCGCCCCAGTGAATGGCAAGGCCAAGCGTGATGCCGACGACGCCGCCAACGATTCCACCAACAACACCGCCGATCGCTGCGCCGATCAAAGCTCCGATGATACCGAGCATTACAGTTTTCAAGATCGCCGCCGCTTTTGCTTTTGCCGAACCATCGATAGAATTGTCAAACTGAACAGCAGCGATTGAAATGCCAAGTCCAACCACGAGGCCAATCACGCCGCCAACAAATCCACCGAAGATCGTACCGATAACGAATCCGAGAAGTGCAAGAACAGCTGTTGTAAACAAAATTTTGTCGTTGCTTGGATTGTCGAGCTTTCTAATCCAGTTGAGGGCTTTAATGCTGATTGCAGCTCCGACCACAAGTCCGATCACACCACCAGCGAAACCGCCGAAAATTGATCCGATAACGGCTCCGAGGATTGCGGTCATTACAGTCAAGAATGTGTCCTGACTATTCCATCCCTCAAATTTTCCGTCTATAAAATCAAGGGAAACAAGGCCGATGCTTAATCCGAGCAACAGGCCGAGCATTGCACCCTTCAGACCGCCAAACTTCGCACCGAGCACAGCGCCCAGAATTGATGTCAGCGCAACAATCGCAAGACGTTTATATTTCTCCGGATTGCTTGTCTTATCCAGCAGCGTACATCCAATCAAGCCGATTGCAGCGCCAAGAAGCAGGCCAATGACAGCTCCGTGCAGGCCTCCAAACATACCCCCGAGAACCGCGCCGAGAATACCAGAGAGTGCAATGATCCACGCATCTTTATTGTGCAGGATGTTTCCTCTGTCCCAATCGAATTTGAGATCTTTGATCTTGATCTGCAAATCCGCAGCGAGGTTTTTCAGCCAGTTCGGGAGATTCTTCAGGAAAGATGTTTCATCGAAATCAAAGCTGGCGTCCGTAGAGCTTCCACCGCCACCGCCGCCGGATGACGTTTCCTGAACGAGCTGATTAATCTCGTCAAATGCAGCAAGCTGTTTCTTTGCTTCGTTGGCCGCCGCGCCGACACCGCCGAGTGCCTTTGTCTCCTTGTTGAGATTTTTCGCCGCTTCTTTGGACTGCGAAATGGTCTTTCCGAAAATCCATGAAACAAGCGTCGCCAGAGCCATCACGACCTTTGTCACGATATTTACAAGGGCGGTAAAGGCAGGAATAATGACTTCGACGATTGGCTGCGCAAGGGTCAGAAGAGCGCCTTTGAGCTGTGCGATAGATGCTGCCGCCTCACTATTGCTCTGGATGACATTCCCGAGCCACGTTCTAAATGAGCGGAACGCAGAAGTCAGAACAGAAAAGAGAAATACCCGTCTAAATAGGTTCCTGATGCGATTGCCAATTTTCTCCACGCTTTTCCCGATGCGCTCAATAGAATCCTGCATTTTGGTGCTTTTCCCATTGGCCTTATCGATCTGCTCTGAGATCTCGCTATAATGCTCCTTTTCATCAGCAAGTCTTGCCGTGGCATTTTTGATTTTCTGATCATAGCTGTCTACACGGCTGTTTATTTTATTCCATTCAGACTGCAAGCCGCTCACAAGCGTTTTCTGGTCTGCGATTGTTTCTTTGCTATAAACACCCTTCGCAGCACTCTGCATCTCATAGAGCTTTTGTTTTGCGGCGTCGAGCTGTGTGCCCATCTCCTTTGCCTGTTCTGCCAGCGCATTTCTGCCGCTGCCCATCTCAGAAATACTCTTTTCGAGGGAATTGATCTTCTTTAAGGTGCTTTGGAGTTCCTTTTCGAGCTGCTTATTGTCAAGTGCCGTGCTGAATGTGATTGTTCCATCTGTCATGTGTTCACCTTCTCTCTGCTATTACCCTGCGCCCCACTGTTTCAGGAAATCTTTCTCAGCATCGGAATAAACCTTCCTGAAATCAACCAGTTCTTGGTTTTTGCGGTACCATTCCGCATCCTCTTTATCGAGTTTCTTTCCCCGCGCCTTTTTATCGCGGATTCTGACGATTTGAGCGAAAGTACACTCAGAGCCGATTTCGTTATAGGCAGAAATAAACGTCCACCAGTGTAGTCCTCCGGTGTTATGTTCTGCGTCATAAGGAATCCCGCGAATATCCGTTCCAAGCACGCGGTTCACCGACGATGTGATGTAAGGAAAATCCTGCTCCCAGTCAACCAGTTTTGGCTTTTTCTGCTTGTCTGCCGGCTCACCACATCGAATAAACCAGAAGCAGCGTTCAACAAGATCCTCGATTGCTGGATACTTCCCTTGAAGGTCGGGATAGAACATCTCGACAATGCAGACCTTTTTTTCATAATCGCTGAGTTCACGGTCATCCAAGACAGAGCAAATATCGAAAATCACGCGGAAATCCGTTCTGATTTCGTATGAAGTGCCGTCAATCTCAACGGATGTCGGAAGTGTATAGTTCATCGGTTATATTTCTGATACTTACCCATGTATTTTTGCAGACGCGGGTTTGTCGTAGCATACTCTTTCTCGGACGCATTGTCGACCGTTTCAATCACGCTCAAAATGAAGTTGCACCAGATCGGACAGCCACCCGCAAACGCATAAACATTGCAGTCTCCAAATACATCCTTACAGAAATTCTCACCGAAGATCTGATCAATCGTTTCGCGCATCTCCGCATCGCGTTTTCTTGCAATTTGGAAAAGCTCTGCGCCCTTCGCAGCGCTGGCCTCGTGCTCATACTCCGATTGTTTCTTATCCAGCGTGTCAAACGCATTAAATAGCTTTTCGACAAATGCACTGTCGGTCGGATTGAACGTGATCTCCCGAACACCATTTACACAATATGTCTTTAAGCCATTGTCAAAATTCAGGTTTTCCATAGTTTCCTCCAAGTAAAATAGGGGGCATTGCGCCCCCTTTATTAAGTGTCTGCTGTGAACGTCACCACGCCAGCGGCAACAGTCGCCGTGCCGGTGGTGCGCGTACCGCCGTAGGTAACGTCGATTGGCATGCCAATCGTGGAGCTGCCGCCAAGACCGGACGGCTTCACCATGCAGCTCGAATAACGCTCCGCAAATACCTTGCCGGACGTGCCAGCGTATGTATGCACGATGAGCATATCGAGGTTACACAGCTTCGCCGCGTTCTGCTCCTTGACCGCAAGGTTCCAGATTTTGAGCTGCGCCGCGTCACCCGCGTCCAATTCGCACGGATCAAAAGTCTGCGTCATGATCGGCGTTTTCATCGTCGAATAGGTGTTGCCGAGAATGTCATTCTTGGATTCATCCTGCCAGTCGTATTCAACGGAGCTGTCCTCGACGCGCTTGCCAATCGCAGACCATACCGGAGTGCTGGCTTCGCCGGTGTTCAGGTACGCGATCATCATTTTTCTCTCAATGGTCGCGCCGGAATCAGTCAGAAAAGTCATGTCTGCCATTCGTTTTTCACCTCATATTCTTTTATAAATTGCACGGAGATCTGCACCATATAGGTTGCAGTCCCTTCCTCGTCTGCCGCGTAGAGCATCCCGTTCTGCGCGGTGATTTTTTCCTTACACGGAACGTCGCCAAATACCGGCGCTTTCCGTATCACAGACTGTTCCTGTACCCACTCTTGGAGCGCGGACACCCAATCTGCGTTGATCTTTGCGGATGCTTCTTCGCCGGGTGCTTTTTCAAACACATAGTACAGTCCGAAGTTGTATTGATTCGTGACCGTCACGTTTCCCATAATGTCAGACGCCCTGCTGACCTCCACAAGACCATTTGGGAAGATACCGCCATTGGATGGTACCTTATCCGTATAGTCGATCTGAAAGTCCGTCAGGGCGTCATATCGTGGGAACGTGGCAAGCCAGTTTTTCATTTTATCCAGTGCCGTCAATGTATCTCTGCACCTCCTGAATCATCTGGCTTTTCTCTTTGGCGAGAAGCGCCCTGTCCCAAAATGGGCCAGCGTCCGGGTTCTTCGTCTTGTCGTACTCCAAATCCCGATCTGTAACACGAAGAACTGTTCCTTTCTTGTACCGATACCCAACATTGGGGATGTAGGCGGGGCCTTTTCCAGTAACGGAATTGACCATCACTTTCCCGTAATACTGATACCGGGCATAAGGGGCATTGACTTCGATCTCGGTCGGAGATTTCACGAACTTTAGCTTCGTAGCGAGCGCGCCGGACTGAAATGGCATATAGCGTGTCATACGGCGACTGATCATATTGGTCACATAGAGCTGCACCCGGCCATTGCTATCCAATCCGTGATTCTTCAAGATCTGTTGGATCGGCTGCATCTCGACCTTTATCCGTGTGCTCATCCGCCTGCCTCCACATGAACCATTTGGCCGTTCCAGTATTTTGGGTCAACGTACTTCACCACGACAAGGCCGGGAACCTTCGTCGGGATCAGAGACGCCCATTTCGTGGCTTCCTCGCCCACGCCGAGCAGAACCTTGTCTTCCGGAAACACGCACTGCTCCGAACATGGAATGACCAGCAGGAAAGAATTTGTTTCTTTGCTGCCGGTCTTATCCACATTTTCAGTTTTCTTGAAGTCCAGAAACGCCCTGTCATACACAGTCCGCGTGACTGCGTCCCCACGCTTGTGATAGACCGTGACGGTCTGGTTGCACAGGCGGTAGTCAACCGGGTTGCGCTTTGATACTCTCAGCATGACACACCTCGGTAAATGTCCAGATACCGCGACGCCGCCTTGTATAGCTGCCGATCCTGCCCCTTTTCGGACAGGTCAACGCCAAGAGCCGTAGGCGATCCATAGCTCACAGACACACTCCCGATACTGGCAGAGGAAACCGCGCTGCCGTCTCCGGACAGCATTGTTTCGATTGCAGATAGCGCATCGACCATCGCGCAGATTGCCATATCCCGTGCCCCTTCTTCTGGCTCCGTCACGGTGTAGATCCGTTCATACCGGCAAAGCTGCTCGTCAGCGCGAGCAGCCAGCCGGGGGAACGATTCTTCGTCAACGACGTCGCCCATGTATTCAGACAGGTAAAATGCGTAGTTCGGCATGGGCGTCACCTCCGTTATCAGCCGCCAGTCTTAGGCTTCATGACAATGCCGTTCAGAGACGCCGCTTTCAGCGTGTTCTTCAGAACAGCACCGGCCACAAGCTCCACTTCGCCGGTTTTCACCGCGCCCGGAGCGTTCATGTCCGGCATATACGAATTGATGATTCCGGTTCCGGTCGGGGAAATACCGTGGAATCCATCGAGCGCAAGGGACACAGCGTAGATGCTGGTCGTCCCTGCTGCGGACGCGGTCGGCGTAGACGTACCGACAACGTCAACGGAGGCGGTGCCGTTGTAATACTTGCCGAGGTCGACAAGCGGAGTGCCGCCGAACATTTCGACCACGCGGCCAAAATCATCCTTCGTGCGCTCATAGTAGCCTGCTCGACGTGCTGCCGCGCGAACCTTGAGCAGCATATCGCCGTTCATCAGCAGCATGGAAACATCGCCGTCAATGGCGTGAACAAGCGCGTCAAGCTGGTCAATAAAGGCGTTGCTGTTGCTGTCCAGCTTCGAGGAATCAGACAGGTCAATGTCGGTGGTAAACTCATTGCTGGTGCCATTCAGCAGCTTCCGGAGGCCGTCAAACGTACCAGTCACAAAGCCGGTTCCGCTGGATGCGGACGAGCCATTGATGACGAGGTTGTGGAAATAGTTCGCCGTCGCCTTGATCTTCTGCTGTGCCTGGAACGCCATTTCGTCAACAGCGCCAGAGGTGTTCTGAAGAACACGGTCGACCTGGAACGAACCGCCCATGATAACGGCCTTTGCGGTCTTTTCCTCGCGCTTCGCTTCACCTGCGGTGTACTCGGTGTTGATCGCACGGACGGCGGCAGTGGACGGGGTCTTGAGCTGAATGTAACCATAGGTCAGCGTGGAACCACCGGTGCCCGGAGAAATGGCATTGTCAAACGTCATTCTGTCGAGCAGGAGAGACGATCTACGGAATTCGTCAATGATCTGCTGATCTACCTTGTCGGCCATGCCGACCTTTGCTTCTGCGAGAGTAATAGGCATAATTTAATCCCTTTCTTTCATTTCGTATTTGCGTAACGCGCCTGCATCGCGCTTCGCAAGTCATTTGGTTCCCCAGCAGGCGGGTTTTTCCCGGCTCCGTTACTATACGGAGGGGGCGTCTGTGTCTCAAAGAGATAGCTGTTGTCCTTCTTCAAGGCTTCCAGCGCCGCTTTGATGTCCGCTTCCTGATTTTTGCTTGTTCTCAATGCTTCGACGTCGAGCAGCGCGGAAATGGCTTTTGCATTCCGCCCCTTTGCGGCTGTGATCGCGTCCTTGACGCGGCCATCAAAAGCCATATTGTCAAGTTTTGCTTGCCACTCCTTATCTTTGTCCGAGAGCTGGCCTTTCAGTGTGTCAATCTTCCCCTGAAGGTCTTTCACATCCACACCGTCAAAGGCTTTTAGGCCATCCTCTGCGGTTTTCAGTCGCTCCTTGATCGCTTCATAGTCCGCAAACGGCTTTTTGGCGGCTTCGATGTCTTTGCCATTCTCGTCCATGATCGCGTCAATGATCTCCTTCGGAAGCGCCTGATCGCCAACCTTGAGATTCTGCAAAAATTCACGTTTCATTGTGTGTTCCTCTCTCCGCTACGCTTTTCTAACGGGGGTCGCATCCCCTCGCGGTCGTTCGTTTTACGACATCCCGGTCAAAATTGTATGAAAAAAGCACGGCTTCCCGTGCTTCAATCACTTTATTGATTTTCGGTAGATTTCCGCTCGCGCATCCTGTGTCCGAAGTCCAGCGGCTTTAGAGAATCGCCGGTATTCCTGATTGAGAACTTGCAGCTTGATTTGATCCTGCTGCTTTTTCTCCTGATCTCCGGTCGCTTCGTCCGCAAGGATTCGCCGCTTCTGGCGGCGCATGGAGGCTTCTAAGCGGCGCTGCCGCTGGGTGGCCTCATACATGGTGTAGTGCTTTCCGGCGTAGTCAATGCCTCGCTCGTTGTCCAGGCGATACTTTTCAAGTTCTTCCTTCGTGTACTGCGGCAGCGTGACGCCGAGGATAATAGGAAATGCAGCGTGGCCGCAGTTCAGCGTGCCAATGCGGCGGACAAGGCCGTTGTTGAGCGTTTCATATTCCTCGTCGCTATATTGCTTGCCCTGAATTGGTTCGTGATCGGGTGCGCTGGCCGCGTGGGCGCTGATCTCCCAGCCATTGGCCCCGAGGTCGTCATGTATCTGACTGGAAATCTGCTCCTGCATCAGGCCAAGACCGCCCATCACAGAACGCCGCACAGCCGCTTCCAGACTTGTGTGGATGCCAGACTGATAATCAATCGTCTGGATGCCTTTCTCCGCGAGATTCTTCACTGCAAGCCTGACGGCGGTGTTATAATCCGCTGCTCCGGTTGCAACCTGAGAAAACGCGAAATCCATGCTGTTTCTATATGCCTGTTGCAAAGGAAGTGCCCGCCCATACGGGTCAACCATGCCGATTGTTTGCGTGATATTCGTGAAGTCATCCTGTGCCAGCTTCACCGCGGCAGACACGATCTCCTGCAACACATGATTCTCTGCAAATGGAATCGCATCCGCAGTTGGGAGTGCTTTAAGATCAAACCGATAACCAGCCTCTGCGCTCTGTTTCAGGAGCTTTTTGATCTCGTCATTTGAGACACCAAGCAGCTTTTTCAGGCGCTTTTTGATCTCGACCTGACTAAGTCCCATCTGCTGCGCTGCCCATATCTGATATTGTGCTGTGGATGTGAACTGTCCGGCCTTTGCAATCCGCTCTGCGATGTCTCGGATGAGATAATCGTTGATCGGGTCTGTCAGCTGTCCGGCATAGTCCCGAAGCGCTGCGATCTGTTCAGCGGTAAGCATTATTCTTCGACCTCTTCAACCTCCGGCATGTACTCTTTGCGGATCTTCGCCCGATCCGCCTCAGTGTCACACGGGAGGTTGTAGTACCAGCCGAGATAACGTTCCGGGGCCAGCAAGCCAGCCTGAACCTGAGACATCATCTCGGAGTTGGTCTTGTCCTCGTCGTAGAGAATACCATTTCCATACGAAATCGAAATATCGTCCGGCTCAATCGGAGCGCCGCTGTAAAGGCCGTACATCTTTCCAACGATGCAGCAGGTGCGCAGCGTCTCATTTACCGCAGCCGTCCACATCTCCTGTAAATCCTTAATCGTCAGGTTGTAGTCGCCAGCGCTGGATGTGATCTCAGTTGCTGTTCTCTCTGCGGCCTCGACTTCAGAGAGGATACCGCGCTTCATGCCGATGATGTTCTCGATGTTTCTGAGATATTCTGTCTTTCTCGCAAGGAATGACTGTTCCCGGAACTCCGGGGAGAAAATCGTGATACCAACGCTGTCCGGATCATCATCCAGCGCGGTAAACACCTTATCATCAAAAGCTCTATTGCCGTTACGGTCGCGCTTCATCATGTCAGCCGACACAATGATCCGAGACTGTCCTCGTTCGAACTCGCCGTTGATCTGCGCCTCGTTGATGTTGATAAGATGGATCAACCCAGCAGCCGGAGCATACACCGACGCTCCATCAGGAGAGCCATCCACGCAATTCACAAGCGGGATTCTCACATGAACCAAGCCAGTGGAATAAACCGGCTCCTGATACACGATTTCCGGCATAAGCTGTTCATACTTCGGTAGCTCCGATAGCGGGACTTCAACACCGAGCGTCACATTGTCGGACGCCTTAAACAGTTTGTTTTCGATTCTCAGATAGCCGTTGTGGTCAACAGAGCGGCGCTCCAAAAGCGTGTAGGTGTATCTCCCAACAACCGTCTTTTCCGCCGTCCCAACGTCTGTGATATTGTCCATCTCATCCCGGCCAAGCACAACATAATTGCGTCGGTCGATAGTTCGGAACGCAAACACGCCGTTTACAATGATCGGCTTGATAAAGCACTCGCCGCCGACCATCGCTTTCTGGACGGCCTGTTTCCGTTCCCGGTTAAGTGCGGAGAGAAGCGATTCCGCGAACTCGTCGGAAGCGTCCGTCTCGTATTCGGAAAACATAGTCTTTGACAACTTCGATACGATTGTGACGGGGAGACGCTGGCTAGGGTCTTCACCATCTATTGGAACGCCTTGATAATACAGATTGAACCAGTCGTTGATTGCACCCCTCATGGCATTGGTTGTTGTATCATCTACACCGAACGCCTGTGCAAAGTTATATACGCGATTATCAAAAAGCGCAGCCGCAATGCTCATCTATCCGTCACCTCATTCCGAATCGTGATTTTCTGGTATCGCAAGGCTGATTCCATCCCATCAATATAGGCATTGAGTCTGTCATTCTTCGCCTGAAGCTCTGCGATCTTATTTGCAAGCCGCTTGTTTTCTTCAAGCAGCTCGTTCCGGCAATATGTAGGAAGGAACCTTTCAATCAGCCATCTCTTGAACTTCTTCATCTTCTCTCCTGTCGAGCTTGTAATATCTCCGCAATACTGTATTGCACATGTAGCGTGTATCATCCATCGCGTGATCTGACTCTTTTATGACCTGATCGCTGTTTTTCTCATCGTCCCAGCGATACAGGCCAAATTCCCGAATTGCGTCTTTGCAGCTCCGATGTACTTTCAGTTTTCCATTCTTTAGAAGCCGCCCAGTAACACGAATACCGTCAAGTACGTCGTTATTCGCCTTTCGTACAGAAAATCCAGAGCGGCGTCGCAGCGCCGTAATAAAAGATGCTGCGGACGGGTCGACGACTATCGCCCGGATATATCGATCTCCGGCCAGCTTTTCAACCTCATCGCAGTATTCCTCGTCGGTCTTTTGCACCTTCATGTCGCGTCCGCTGTAATAATACTCCGCAATGCGAACCGCTTTATCTTCATTCACACACCACAGTCCAGCAGAAAACGGGTTGAGAGTACCATAGTCAATGCTGATGTAATACTCGCCACTTTCCGGAACCTCGTCTGTGATGTTTTCTTCTCCAAACTGATAGACCAGACCTTCGGCAACCACCCACAGGCCGCGAATATATCGATCGTAGAACACGCCTGAGAACATGGATTCATAGCGAGTAAGGGTCTTTTCACTCAGGCTCGGATTGTCCCGCATCTCGAAATGGAGGTATAGCGTGTTCCGCTCTTTGTGTCGGAGAATCCATTCGAGATAAAACCAATGCTGCGGACTTTCCGGGTTGCAGGAAAACCACACTTTAGCTCCATCCACAGAGCATCGTGTCAATGCCTGTTCCACAAAGGAGCGCGGCATGAGGGCGACTTCGTCCAGAATCACGCCCGCCAGAGTGCGTCCCTGAATCAGGGCATAGCTGCTTTCATCCTTGCCGCCAAACACTTCAAAATAGTTCGTAATATATCCGCGCCGGACTTCCAGCACCTTATCCGCTCTCCTCCAACGCATGGTATATCGCTCTTTGGCGTAGCTCATGGAGATATAGGGGACGACGATATTTTTCACAGCCGAATCGACCGTCTTGCCGCAGACGCCAAATCGCTGCCCACTGAATTCCCGCATCGCCCAGTCGACAAATGCAACCATCATGATTGAGGTTTTGCCAGAGCGGACGGCCCCATCGCAGATGATCGCATCGTACTGAGAGTATGGAAACGCCAATATCTTTCGCTGCTTTGAACTAATCATCGCTTTCAAGTCCTTCCGCCATCTCGCGCAGGCTTCTGCTCAAATCATCTTCTCTGGTGGATTCTGCCCGGCCACCGCTAATCAGTGCCCACTTGTCAATCAGAGTACCAAGCGCCGTAGTGATCTGTGCTGGCGTTGCCGTAGCCAATTTCTCAGGATCATTTAATGCCAAAAGGCCTTTACCAATGATTTCACAGACGATGTCCTTCTTGCTATCCATGTAAGCAAGGACATCCGCCGCGTTCTCTTCTTTTTTATCTGTGACCTTTTGTGCAAAATCATCGTCACTTCTTAATGTCCTCTGAATCGTGGTTGTGGAAACTTTATATTTCTTCGCAAGCTGGCGAATCGTCAGACCATCCGTTCTATCTGCGATGATTTTCTTTCGTTGCCGGTCTGTCAGTTTTGCCATAGCGGTTTCCTTCCTTCAGGATTATTTCATGCCCATACTTTCCACATATATCACACGGCTCCTTAAATCTGTTCTTTGTCCGTATAACAGAATAGCCAGCAGATATATAATCCTGCTGGCATCTATAACACAGTGTCCGAATATCTCTCATATCAAAGGTTGAGAGCTACGGAAACGACACTCCGTAGCTCTCATGATGGAGGAATGAATCATCTGTTTGTTTTGGCATTATAATCATAAACCATATCTGATGGGACATTCAAGGACATACTAGGACACGTTTTCTCAAATCAACAGGTTTTCATCCACTTTCCGAAGCGCAATACCATGCAGCCGCGTGACTTGCCTATACGAATAATTCAGGCTGTCTGCAATTTGTTGAAAATTCCATCCACGAATGTAGCGGCGGCGTAGGATTCTTTTGAGTTCGATTTCATCCACCGAAGCGACCGCCTGTTCGATGCTGTGCTTCAAACCCTCCATGCGCTCCAATCGCTCTGCGCAACTATCTTTGATCTCAAGAATCTTTGCAACCACGCTGTTCAGTTTATCTGAGGAACCGCCCCCCGGCGTGCCGCTATAACTCGCCGTTACCTTTCCAGCGATTGTATACCATTCTTCAAGGTCATGCAGAAGATCTTCAATTTCATCGCAGATATAGAGATACTGGGAAAGATACTGCTTTTTCTCTTGACTTGTCACTTAATCGCCTCCGCTCTCCAGACATTCCTCGCACGGCAGCGGCCCGTTCTCGTCCGAATCCAGAAACTGTTCATAGAGATCGCACCACCGCGCGATGCAGAATTCACAGCTATTGCAGTTCTTCATCACTGTCACCATCCTCTATCCGTCGATGATTGCCGCAAAAGGTATCGCCTTGCAAAACGTGTACGGATTCACCTCGTTATCCTGTGCACACAAAAACGCCGCATTGCACGCTACATGCCACAGAGACGGCAGGCCAGATTCCTCATCAATGTGCATCGGATCATTCCAAATCGCCAGCACATGGCGAAGCAGCGCCTCGTGCCACCGTTCCGGGGCAATGTGCTTCCAGTTCTCAGGGTCTGTGTATTTCCTGTCCCCGAAATCCCGTACTCTGGCCACCGCCTCAATGAGTTCCGGCGGCACACTGGAGAGCTTCAGTTTCCCGTTGTCGTCTTTCGTTCCCTCGATCATTCCATAACCGCCTTTCTGACCGCATAGAGCTTGATTTCCAGCTCCGTGATTTTCTCCTTGATCTCCTTGTATTCCTTCTCGTCGACCTCCGCAACAGAGATCACCTTGTGGCATTTCCGGCATTCATACCGTCTCCGTTGCAGTATGCCGTTCTTTTTGTAAGGCCGGACTTCCAGCGAGTAAAACTTTCCGCCGCAGCTGCATATCATCTGTCCCACCAGTCCTTTATCAGCTCGTTCCGCTCGAAAAACGGCTGGAAGTACCCGCCGCAGACCTTTTGCAGCACATAGTCGATTCTCGCAATCGCTTCGTCGGATTCCGGCCTGCACTGCCATGCGACGCCGTACTCGGATTCCAGCTGCGTCAAGGTCTCCATCAGCTTCTTCGCCTTTTCGGGCGTGCGGATAAAGCCGCACTCATAGGCCGACACCAGAAGAAGGTCACACGCCTTCTGCGTCCCAGCGTCCACACCGGCATCAAAGTACTGTTGGTTGCTACTCCTGATTCTCTTTGCCAGCTTTTCCATGCTGTTCCTCCCTTTCGCACTCTTTCACCGCCCAGAACAGTTTTAGATACGCTTCGCGCTCATCGTCCGTATCTAGCGGCATGAGCTTCGGGGCCATCAGCTTCCATGCCTCCATGTACGTCATGCCTTGCCCCTCGCTTTCCGGAATAGTTCGTTGTACTTGTCATACCGTTCCTGAATGTTCGTGCTTGCGATCTCAGGATGGAATTTCAGCCACCATTCATACATCCCGCACGGATGAAGCTCCGGGCATCCGCATCGATAGACACAGTTCGGGACGAGCACGTCGGCAATCTCCGGCTGGATCTCATGCAGCTTGGTCTTGAAGTCCTCGGCGTAGGCCCGCGTTTCCGGAGCAGCCTGACTGCACAACCGCTTACGCATCGTGTCGATAAGCGCCTGAACGTTCGCCTCGCCGACGAAATTGACTGGCGCATCCTGCGTCAGCTTATCGCGTGGAATCCCCGTGCGGTCGCTCCTCTGGGTTGAGATGTAGCACTCCCATTTGTGCCTAGACCAGTGCGTAGCAATCCAGCTCTTGATCCCGTTCCACATCCACTTGACCGAGATCGTGCGGATCGGCCCATGCTCTGCAATCAGGATTCTGCGCTTGAAATACTCGCCCGGCTCATGCCCGAGCGGCGGTTTCCCAACCGTCGCCCGGCAATCGTCTACAACCTCTTCCCATGATCCCTTGATCTTCTTGATTTCAGTGTTCATCGTTGTCCTTTCTCTCCCCATAGGAGCAGAAATCCGTTTCTTCTCGCCCAAAGCCATCCTTTTCCACTGTATTATCCCCCTCAAATCGCGCCCAAGATTCCTGGCATCATCCCAATGCTTGATTTTCTCCCATTCTTGAGCATACCACTTGTCACTCCGTGCGCGCCGTTCTTCCGGCGTTTCCGCGAAAAGATCTACATTCTCCGGAATATAAAGGAGTTTCTTCGCGAATTTCTCCGCCGCAGCCTCCGGCGTTTCCGCATCTGACCGAAGAAACGCTATCAGCAGCAGCGTATCGAAAACAAGGCCCCAGTCAGCGGCGCTTTCATTCACCTTCGTTCCCTCCATCCATCTTCGCCCCGCATTTGCCGCAGTAATTGTGCCAGCGGGAGCAGAGAACAGCGCCGCACACCGGACAATGGTCATATGGAACTTTCGCATATACCATATTTTTGATATAAACGTTAGAACCGTCCGATGCAAATACCCCGCGCGCTTCGTGGTATTCGGTAATTGTCACCTCACGAATTTTTGTTATAGGCTTCCCACGCACCACCGGCGCAACGTCGGCGGCTGGCGCACGAATTATATCAGTCTTAATTCTGTTGAGCATTTCATTTTGCGCAGGGCTTCTGTTCGCGCCTCTTTGCCTTTGCACGGCGCGCAGCGCATCCTCGCGCCGGATATATTCGTCAGCCATCATTGTCATCATCTCCATACCGTTCGTCGTATTCCTCCGGCGAGATAAATATAACGTCCTCGCCTGTATAGCCGAGCTGATCAAGACACATCATTTCAAGCAATACATTCTTGTCAATGCTACGTTCCAGTTCTTCACGTGGAATCTCTGCCTCGGAATCTAATTTCATTTCTGCCCCAAACTCGCCTCTGACGCTGACACACACACGATTTTCAAACATTCTTGCCCTCCAATCCCCAGTCCTTCAAGACCATATCCTTGCGCACCATGCAGGCAGCATTTGCCGGAAACACAAACGTTTCATCCGTAAAGCATCGTGCATAGTGCTCGCAGTGGAAGCATTCTCCCAGCACCATCGCGGCCCGAACACCAAGTCCCTCGGCCTGCTTTTCCGGCGGCAAATCCTCCATAAATGCCGTACAATAGATGTCAGCCATTGTCATTCCCTCCATCCATCAGAGCGCCGCATCCGGGGCAATATTTCGGCAGAGTCTCCGGATCATCCGTCCCGTCGTCAATGCAGTAATCGCACTCGGAGCAGTGCCACACATCGAAAACCAGCTCGCCATCGGCATAGCCGTCGCCCTCTCCGATCCACTTCCCATGCACCACCGGCGCAACGTCGGCGGCGGGCAATCGCTCAATATAATCCGACTGTACGGCTTCAATCTCCGCCCAGCCGCATTGAAACAGTTCAACGCCCCTTAGCGCATCCTCGCGCCGGATATATTCGTCAGCCATCCTTCTTGTCCTCCTCGATCGGTTTTAGCCATTCACGAATGCGCATCCCGCATGAACAGCAAAGCTCGACGTCTCCCGTGTTTTCGCGATATGCGCCCCTTACGTTTACATACGTTGCCGAACTTGTAGGGCTTATTTCGGCTCCGCATCGGTCGCAGATTCTTTTTACCATCATTTGCCCTCCATTTCCGCCAGCGCCTTTTCAGCTTCTTCGCGCGTCAGGAATACGGTTTTGCCAAATCCATTTAGCGCTACGCCATACTCCCGCCCTCTGGCGCCTATTGGCTCAAGGCCAACAAATCCGATCTCATTACCAAGGCCGATCTGCTTGACCTCGCACTCGCTTATATGCTTATCCGTGTCCAGCAGGGCAAACACCCGATGACCCACCTTGCACGGCAATATAATGACGCGCCCGTCCTTGTCGGCTTCAGCAAGCTCTACGAGCCTGCTGATTGGCGTATTGTTGAGCGTTTCGAGGTCAACCATGTGCTTTGCGGCCAGCGCAAGCTTAACCGTTTTTATTGCTTCCGGCTCAAGCCCCGTGTCCTCGTAGGCTTTCAGCCGTTCCCATACCTGTTTCTGGCTGCAATCGGTATCGTATGGGCACTTCATGCACGCGCATTGCGCAATCTCGCAGAAGTTGCCCTCAAAGGTCAGTCGTTCCATCATCAATCCTCCTTCGGCTGTTCCGGCAGCGGCATCCAGTGGGTGACCTCCACATCCTGCCCCCATGTATCAAACCATTCGCCGTATACGTAATTTGCAATGAGTGCATCCCCGTCAGCATTTAGCGCAAGCTGCGGCATATCATACTCTGGCGTTTTTTCTGTCACTGAAATCCACCGCTGCTTCTCCCGCAGCGCTTCAATCTCATTCTGGTCGCGCTCGATCTGGTCAATGCAATGCTTGAATAGCACACCGATGCAGGTCGATTCATCATTTTGCAACTCTACCGGGCACGTTTTGCACGGATAATCGTTGCTGCAATGCCGCAGCGCCTTGACCAGTTCTTCCGGTTTCAAATTCATATCAAATCCTCCTGCCAAAATTCGTTGAATTTCTTCCCTGTGATAATCGGTCTGCACCATTCACGTTGAAACCTTCGCCACGCGGCGGCCGTTTTCCCTTCTTCATCCCGGAAAAGCATTGCGTATGGTACAAACCCGGCCTGCATGGTCTGTGTCAGCCGCAGCTCCGCGTCCTCAAAACTGTCCCCATCATATCCAACAAGGACATAGCAGCACATGGCGTGGCTCTTTGGCCGGAACCCCGCAAGGCGGAGCTTTCTGCCCATCTCAACCAGAGGTTCCAGATCATCCTTTGTGTCGTATGCTGTGTAAAGCCGCTTTGGTTTTACCTCCCGCAGCAAATCCGCCTGCCATTGTTGAAGCAAGGACGGTTCCAGTCCTCCGGTGAAGATCGCCGGATGCTCCTGCCTCTTGAGCATTTCGCAGACCGCCCGGAAATGGTGTTCAGACGTTCCGAGAATGTTGTCGTCGAGGATGTTCCATCCGTTCACGATCGGCAGTTCTCGAATCACGCCATGTGCGCAGCGCGGAACCGAGCAGAACCAACATTCCTTCGTACAGCCGCGCGACGTGAAGATATAGCCGTCTCGGAGATACATTCCCGGCGTGAAATCACCCATGCGGTCATCAAATGCCGGGCCGCCTACTTCAACTGGCACGCCGATGATTTGCCACGCATAGTAAAGATCTTCTGCACGTGGAATGTCCCATGTGAAGGTTGTAGAGATGTGCACCGCTTCAACTTCAGCCTTGATACAATCTGCGATATTCTCGATTGTCGGTGCACCGAAGAACGCTAGCGTATCCGTAGGCGATGCAGCCGTCTTTCTTGGGAATACCCGCGCAATCCGATTCATTTCAGCAACCCCGCTTTCCGTAATCTCTCCACGCTCTTACACCGCTTCTTCGCGTCCGCAGTGTAGGCGTCGCGGCTCCGCTCAATTTCTCTCGCCCGATATTCCGCCTGTTTTGCTTCCTCATATTCCAGATACGGCGCGCACCTGGCGTGACATTCCGCTGCCCGAGACGGGCAGTCCCTCTCACATGGCGGTTTCACCATAGCGCCTCCTGCATTTCGTCCTCGGCCTGTTTCGCATGAACTCCTGCCAGCATTTTTTCTTGTGCAGCTTTGTAAAAGTTCCGGTCGATCTCAAATCCAAACGCATTTCGCCCAAGCTCGGCAGCCGCGCGAAGCGTCGAACCCGAACCGCAGCACGGGTCAATGACCGTCTCTCCGGGATCGGTAAAAATCTCGATCAACCGCTTCAATACGCCGACCGGCTTCTGCGTCGGGTGAATCTTCGGAATCTCCTTTCCGTCGCGTTCCCATGCGAACCAATCAAAAACCATCTTTCCGGTTCCACGAATTGGCTTGCCGTCCTCTCCAATCTGACGCCCGTTGTTGAACTTCGGCAGCTTGTCCCGGTAGAGGACGATTGCGAACTCCGTTGCGCCGACGATGCGCATATTCGCCTTGAGCACCTGCGCGGAATAGTTCTTGCAGAAGAAGATCGGGAACCAGTTTTTGAACCCGTACCGTGCGCCGTATTCCGCAACCGTATGTATCTGGTCGAACGCACAGAAGACGATCATCGCCGGTGCCTTGCCCTTTTCCTTCGGTTCCGGCTTCAACAGCCGGGAGCAGAAGTGCATATACTCGGCAATTTTGAAATATCCGTCCGAATTGAAAAAGCTCTTTTTTGCGAACTTGCTCTCTCCGTTGGAATTGTCCCCGCCGTTATACCACATGGGATTGGAACCGTAGGCATCTGCCCCGATGTTGTACGGAATGTCCGCAATCACAAGCTGCGCCTTTGGAATCCCATATTTGCGGTAATTCTGGAAATTGTCATGATAAATTTCACAGCGAATCCGTTTAGGCTTCATCCGAAATCACCACCCTCATGTAATTTTCATCGTGGAAAAAGCTATGTTTCTCTCTGTAATGCCGCCGGTCATCGTTCCGGAGCAGCCAGCCTTTTAGCGCATCCACGGTCATCTTCTCAATCGCCGCATGGTTGTCGACGTCCATGCGGGTGTTGTGCCAGAAGGAAATCGATACCGGCTTTTCAAACAGCCGAACCGGAACGCCCTGTTGTCTCAGGCACAGCCGCACAAACGCCTCAAGGTCTCTGGCGTCCGCCGCCCGGACGCAAGGTTTCTTTCCGGCCCAATAGGCGTTAAATCCATATCGCTTCGTCCATGCGCTTTTGCGGACGGGATAGGGCACAGTGAACTCAATCGTCATCTTTGGCCTCCGGCAGAACCCCGCGTCGCTGATGCCGCTTATTAGCATCCTTCAGCAACATTTCCGTGTCGCCATCGTCTTTTATTTTCACAGTCTTGCTATATTTAATTTGGGCTCCGTTGAGATGTAGCGTGGTAACTTTGTTGTTCCCATGAATCACCGACAGTATTGCGAATCCGGCGTCGTCCGGTAAATCAAGCGTGATCTTCACGTTCTTCTTCCTCCTATTCAAACGGATTTTTTACAATCAGACCTTCCGGTTCTTCCTGCCATAAGTGGCAGTTGTAACGATTCGGTTCTCCGGGCTTCGGCTTTACGCGGCATTTTTTACCGCAGTTGTCACAGTTTTTTTCAGAAATCACGGCAAGGGATTCAATCGCATCCTCGCACAGCAGCTGTTGTTCGTCCGCCGCTTGACGGGCGGCGTCGCGCTCCTTTTTGATCTCATCCAGCACATGGTTTAGCCGGAGGATTTCGCGGGCCTGTTCGTCGGCATGGATTTGAAGCTCATAGAGCTTCGAGGGGTTTTCACAGTGCTTACAGGCGATTGCCCTCGCCAGTTTTTCGAGAAGCATTTTCCGTTCCTTTCCCGCTGCATCTGCGCAGCGTTCCGCGCGGCTAAATAGCCGCAGTTCGTCATTTTCATAACAGCACCGTTTCCGGCAGCACTTGCGCGTTATCTGTAATTTTGACCCTCATCTCATCCGTCAACTGAATTTTCAGCATCGCATCTTTGCCACAGAACGGCGCAAACGCAGATTTATAACAATCGCAGACCAGCCAGTCGCCGTCCATGCGGAATACGCTATTGCCGTCTATGTATTCACACGCCGGATTGCAGGTGGCGAGTTTTGCTATCCGCCCAACGAAGCTTGGCTTCTTCCCCGCGTATTCCGGGTACTCCGCAATCAACGCCGCATATTCGTCCGGAAACAGTTGGGATAGCTGGTGCAAGAAATTCGGCACGGTTTTTTCCTGATAGTCTGTGATCGTGCCGCCCATCAAGCTTCGCGGCCTGTACGCGCATACCCGATTCAGGTTTTCCGGGGTCAGTGTATCGCGTTTCACAACAACCCAGTTGCATCCAAATCCGGGGTCTGAAACATTCAGTCGCCCGTTCTGATCCTCAATCATGATATATGGAGGGCACAAGAAGGCGTCATCTCCGATGCGTCCGATGTATTCATGCGACGGATATTTCAGTTTCCCGTAGCAGTCATCCTTTTTCGCTTGAATCCACAAATCGTGGTATTTATTGCTCCGTTTTGTCCCTCCGTCTACACAACTCCGCTCTCCAATCGGGCATCTCGCGCCAAAAAGTGTTGTTACGTTGAAGCACTTGCCGCCCTTGTATAGCGAGCACTCATCGGCTCTGTCGCAGAAAATGTATTCAGCTCTGAGCCGCGCGTTTCTGCTTCCATCCCCATACAAGGCTGTATTGATTTTCTTCGCGTTCATTCATTCTTCCTCCATCATCCGTGCAATGGCCTGACGCTCCAAGTCGGTGAGCTTATCTCCGTGCCTTTGAACGCCATAGCCCGGTTTTGCGTGATATTTACTCTCCGGCGCTGCAAGCTCGTCCTCCCAGCGTCCCTGATTCAGCCAAGTGGCCGGATTTGGGATAAAGCGCCCATTCTCCCTCGTCCATTGCTCGCTGCACCTTTGCTGCTCTATGGCCGACATGAGCGTTTCGATCGGCACTTTTACCTTCGCAAACGCCTTTCTCGCGTCAGCCTTTCCGATCTTGCGCGGATAAGCAAGCCAAAAGCGCTCAAAGGGGGAGGGGAGATTCTTATAACATTCGTTCTCTATCTCATTCTCTTTCTCTATCTCGTTCTCTTTCTCGCTAGGCGTTTCCCCTTGCTTGGCGTTTGCTTGCGGCTTGCCAACCGTTTGCTTGCGGTTTGCTTCCGGTTTGCCAGTGCCTTTCTCTTGCTTGGCGTTTGCTCCGCGCTTTCCGTTTTCTGCTTTCCGTTTGCTTGCGTCAAGGTTCGGCTTGATCAGCTCAAATGCAATGGCCGCAGCGTCTGGAAGGCCTGATAAATCAGGCTCTTTCCCATCCAGTGCGTAATTGCAAATTGCATCGTATGCCTTTGCTCGGTCAGCGTCTTTCCGAATCCGCTGAATGGCGCTCGCAAAGCTGCGATAGAATGTAAACTGTGATCGTTCCATGCCTTATCCCCCTAGAACGGAAGATCCGGGTCATCTCCTGTGATCTCGCTGAATCCGCCTTGCGGTTCGTATGTCTCCGCCCTGTCCTTCTTGCCCTCGCCGAAGTAGACGTGATCGGCAAGGATTTCCGCCGAGCGGCGTTTATTGCCCTCTTTATCCTGCCAGTTGCGGATCTGCAACCGGCCTGTGACAATGGCCATCTGGCCTTTTGAGAAGTACTTATCGACGAACTCCGCCGTGTATCGCCACGCGACAATATCGATGAAGTCAGTCTCTCTCGTCTCGCCCTGCGCCGCGAAGTCACGCTCACAGGCCAGCGCGAAGGAAGCAACCGCAACGCCGCTGCTTGTCCGTCTGAGTTCCGGGTCGCGCGTGAGCCGTCCCATGATCACGATGTTATTCAGCATACCAGTCCTCCGTCGTTCCGTTGATCAATTCATCCAATTCAGTAAATGGCATAGTTGCAAGTTCCGGGAATAGTTCGACAAGTTCCTGCAAATATTCAACGTCCATGTTTCAAGTTCCTTTCCTGTAAATCAATTTTGTTTCATCCCAATCGGGATACTTGCTTTTTAGATAATGCTCTATCGTGCTCTTAAACGGCCGCCGCAGGTACGACTGATCGTATAGAAAATGGCAGGTATCACACAGCGTTATGATGTTCTCGGCGATTCCAAGCCCGCCGTGTGAGCGCGGTATGTAGTGGCACCAAGGGCTTCCCGGTCTACCGCAAACGATGCAGTAGCCGCCGTCACGCTCCATAACGGCCTCCTTTACAGAGGCGGGGATACTAGTTGCCTTTGTCTGTTTGTGCAGCTCTCTCACCCCATTCCAGATTCATCCGCGCCAGCTCGTCCGGCGTCAGCGTCTCAATGCCTAAGTCCTTCGCATCCTCGACGGCCCGGTCGATGATCCGTCCCATCTGCTTTGCGTTGTATCGGGACGAACCGTAATAGGCGCGGATCACAAGGTTGTCTCCGTCCTGCTGGTAGTCCACTTCCTCGGTCGGCCAGCCTGTCCCGAGCATTGACCATGCCGTCCGGAATGTCGCGGCCTCGTCGCGGGAGAGATGGAAGTCCTTGAACACGCCGACCTCCTTGATGTACTCGACATAGAGGTCTTCCTTCGTGCGTCCGAGCTTTCCCGCGATCTGGTCGCAGAGCTGCCAGAAATAGTTGTTGGAATCCAAGCTGCGCTTCTTCCGAAACTCCTTGATCTCCGCGACGTACTTTTTGCCCGGAATCATGTGCTCCAGGAACATCTGCGCTTTATACGGCACATCCGCCTTGATCCGCAGCCACGTCCCGGCCGCATCCATCGTCCAGTCCGCCGCAGAAAACGTCAGTTCCGTCATGCCTGTACCGCCTTCATGTAGCAGTCCCAGCACATGCACTGTCCCTTCTTCTTTGTGGTCTGCTCCGCAATCGCTCTGGCGGAATAGTTCTTCCCGTCAAAGGAGACCGGCACAACATCATTTCCGCATACAGAGCATTTGAAGGGCTTCGCCGTCTGCTTCGTCTCCTGCGGAGCTGCGCCGTGTCCGAAGGTGTAAACCGTCTTGCCCTTGAGCGCCAATGTTAAGGTCTTAATCCGCTCGGCCTCGTCATAGCTGATCTCCGTCACGTCGAACTGGTCGTAGCACTGCCAGCGACCGGTTTTGTCGTTCTTCTTCAGCCGTTCGCATTTCGCAGCGTCGATCCAAATAAACGGCGCGGAATAAAGCTCCCGGCCAATGCCATGTTTGAATCCGGCGCGCTTGAACGCATCCGACGCGCGGCCCTTCTCGGCCTCCGTGTTGCTCTCCGTCCCGGCGTCCCATTTCCAGATCAGCTTTCCGTTGCCGACATAGTCAATGCCGATCCCGCCGTACAGAACGCCATCCACCAACTTAAAGTCATTCTCCCAGTTCTGCGCGCCGACCGTCTCATCCAGAATGTCAGCGTCCGTCCGGGCGGTTTTATAAAGCAGGATGGACGCGCCTTTCTCATTGCACTGGGCAACGCGGCACTCGATCTCATCCGGCCTCAGTGTCCGAAACTGTTTCATTCAAATCCTCCAATTCCAGGCGGCAGTAGTAACCTCTGCCGAACTCGTTCAAAATGTACTCTCCGGTCAACCGGCACTGCTTGCGGGAATATGTCTCATAGGCAGGGCAGTATGCGCAGCAGATATGGTCTTTTTCAAAGTAGATGCTGCACCGCGCCTCAACCGGAGTGTAGACGTACTCATTCGATAACCCTTTTTTCATAGCCAAGCTGCTCCAAAATGTACCGCGTCCCCAGCTGCTGCACCAAAAGGGACATGATCTGGTTGCCAGAATCGAAGTTGTCCGCGCCGGGGTCACACATCATGCCCTCGTCGCCGCAGTACACGGTGTCGCCCCTGTAGATCTCATCGCCGAAGATGTCATAGCAGTACGGCGACACGTTTTGCGGGTCTTTGGAATAATCAATTTCCGGTAACATTTCTGTCCTCCAATCTGTACTTCGCAAATCTCACGACTTCGCCAAACCGGTTTTTCTTCTGCACGATCTCGCTCGCGATGGGCCAGCCCTCCGCCTTGAGATCAGCTACACGCGCCGCCAGCCGGAAGCATCCGTACTGGTCAAGCGCTTCAACTGGCGTGATGGAGCCGATCGTCTGAAGATGAAACAGAATCTTATCGCACTGCGTCATCTTTCTTTTCCTCAAATTCGCCACACATGATGTTCTCTGGGCGATTTTTTGCGATGATCTTGCGTTGAGTTTTATTCGTGATACGGAAGTGCAGACCAGCATAAATGCCAAATTCATCGCCAGCCTTGATACCATTGCCAGCCCTGATGCTCCAGCCAGCCTTGATACCCAAGCCAGCCTTGATACCATTGCCAGCCTTGATACCATTGCCAGCCTCGATGCCACCGCCAACATCGATGCCCCATCCAGCCTCGATGCCATAGCCAGCCTTGATACCCAAGCCAGCCCTGATGCTCTCGTCAGCCTTGATGCCAAAGCCAGCCTCGATGCCACCGCCAACATCGATGCCCCA